CGACAAACTTCCTATAAGTGCGTATGTATGGAAACCAGTAACATATATGTTACCTTTGGATTATTTGCAGATATGGGATTGCTTGTCTTACGACATGGCGGTAATTGAGAAATCAAACCTGCGTGGGTTAAAGGTTAAATACTTTGGTAAGGATAAGCAGTTTCACTTTGGTAACTACTTGTTTACGATAGACTTTGCCGACCCTGACAGTAATCGTTTGGATACAACCTTTAGCGAAGGGGTTGAGGAACACAAGTCGTACAACTTTATTAAGCTAGATAACGGTCAATTTGCTTGCCAGCCTAACAACCGCTGCCTTTGGTACGATGTTTCGCTTGTGCCAGCTGTGCTAAAAACGCCCGACTTTAAGATACCGACTGAGATTTACAGCGTTGAGAACCATGCTAAATGGTCAGCAAAAGACGAATGGTTTTATAACTTTGAAGAATTAAGGAAAAATAATGAATGACGATTACGCATTACCTTTAATTGTTTTACGCAGACTTAGCCAAGAATACGAAACTGCTATGCTAAAAAAACAAACTGCCTTGGCCTATCAAACGGCTGAAGAAATGGTTGAAATGGCATTAAAGCTGCAAGATGTAGCTGATGACTAATGCAATGCGTAATCCAAACGCTAAACATATAGATTATGGGTTTTTGCAAGGGGAAATACCTGACAATCCTAACTTTATGCCTAGCAACATTGACGGCATTATTGAACGCAATGGCACGTTTATGGTGCTTGAATGGAAACGCAGAAACGAAAAGATTAGTAAAGGACAAGAGCGCTTATTAAAAGCACTAGCCCAAAACAATATAACCGTAGCCATAATATGCGGTGATACTGATAACGGGCTTAATTTTGAACATTGTTGGTTATTGAACAACAAGGGCGAACCTGAAGTAAAGTACACCGAATACGAAGATTTTTTGGAATACTATAAGTTTTGGTATAGCCTGGCATGACTAAAGAACAAAAGAAACACTATGATAGAGTGGCGAGATTGGGTTGCATCTTGTGTAAAAGACAAGGCAATGAGGGAACACCGTGCGAAATTCATCACATTAGACGAGGTGGCATACGAAGCAGCTCGCCTGTTATCGGCCTCTGTACCTATCACCATCGAGGAGCAAATACCAGTATTCACGGAATGGGTAGAAAACGCTTTGAAAGGGAATACGGAGTTACAGAAGAACAGTTACTTGAACAAACATTGACGCTGATATGTTAGTCCTAAACCTGCCTTTACCTCCTTCAGTTAATAGTTACCGCACCATATTCCGTAACAGGATGGGTATAAGCAAGGCTGGCAAAGAGTTTAAAGCACAGGTCAGCGACTATGTGATTGAGTACAAAGTACCCAAGCTGGGCGCAGCAAGGCTGGAAATGAAAGTGGTGCTATATCCCCGTGACCGCAGAAAGCAAGACATTGACAACCGAATTAAGGCTTTATGGGATGCGCTAGGCGATGCTGGTGTCTTTGATGATGACGAGCAGATTGATGTTTTGATGATTGAGCGTGGTGAAATCAAAAAAGGCGGTGGGTGTCTTGTAATGATTGATGTTTTGGAAGATAATAAGTAAAAGCGTGAGGCTTTTAGCCCCCCTAAAAAGGGGCTTTTTTCAAAGGAATAGCCATGAACGATAATGTTGCCCTATTTGCCGCCACTTTGTTGCACTCAGCGACTAATACCCATTTCTTTCATTGGTCTACCGATTCTTACGCAAGGCACATTGCCCTGGCTGAATATTACGACAGCATCGTAGAACTCACAGATGCGTATGTAGAGGCCTATATGGGCGTGTACGAGCAAATTAAGTCTTTTCCAAGCGTGTATCACCAGCCTAAAGAGCCGGTAAAGTACCTGCAAAGCCTTCAAAAGTTTGTAAAAGAAGCTCGAAAAGACTTGCCTGAAGATGACCAGCTCAACAATTTGGTTGATGCTATTGCTGACCAGATAGATTCAACGACTTATAAACTCCGTTATTTAAAATAATGCAGTTAGTAGGGCTGTCTGCTCTTGAGTACGATGAACAGTACTATTCAGAGCATAAAGAGGCCAATTTAGATTACCTAGGACACGGGTATTGGCAAGAAGAATACGCAAAAATGGTATCTACGGGTTTACCCGTAGGCTCAGTCGTATTTGATGGCGGATGTGCTTGCGGTTCTATTCTCAATGGATTCAAGAAGCTAGGCCATAAAACAATAGGCATGGACTTATCCGCTTACATGGTTGAATTGGGTACAGAACACTTTGATAATGACCAGCTTATTTGCGGCTCACTTACTAAAATCCCATTAGAAGATAACAGCGTAGACCTTGTGCATTCAGCGCAGGTTTTAGAACACATCCCACAAGAACTGATGGATGACATCATTGCCGAGTTTGAGCGAATCCTAAAGCCTAGCGGAAGAATGTTCCTATGCTTAGATGCAATAAGAGACGGTGAAACCAAAGATATGTATATGGGAGACCCTACCCATGTAAACATTCAACCTATTGAATATTGGGCAAAATTAGTTAAAAAAGGTAATTTACTATTTGATGTTCAACGGTATAATGACTTTGTACGCTCAGAGTACAGACCCACAGAAGGGGACAACTCCAACTTCTTTCAGGCATACCCTTATTGGAGCGTGTTTACTTTAATTAAGGAATAGCTATGCCACTCGACAAGTCAGGGTCAGTCCAATCAGTAGGTAAGAACATTAAAGCTGAAATGAAGGCCGGAAAGCCAAAAAAACAGGCAGTCGCAATCGCTCTCAATGTAGAGCGTGACAATGCCAAGGGCAAACGCAAGGCCAAGCTAGAAGAAGCCTATGGTCGTTTCTTAGGAAAGCGTGATGAGTCGTAAAGACCAAATTCGTGCCGCAGTAGAAAAGCACGAAAAGCCCATACCCAAGACAACAAAGGGTAAGGACAGGAATTACCTGCCAGCCGAAGAAGGCGCAGGAATGACAGCAAAGGGCAGGGCGGCTTATAACCGCAAGAACAACGCAAACTTACAAGCACCTCAGTCAAGTGGGCCAAGACACGACAGTTTTTGTGCAAGGTCTTCAGGTTGGACAGGGGAACGGGGCAAAGCAGCACGAAAAAGATGGAGTTGTTGAAATGAAAGACGGACTTTATGCAAATATTCACAGAAAACGGGCTAGGATAGCAGCCGGTTCAGGTGAAAAGATGAACAAACCAGGTAGTAAAGGCGCTCCAACGGCTAAAGACTTTAAAGAGTCAGCTAAGACCGCCAAGCCTACCCGTAAAGAAATGATTGCCTCAAAGATGAAGGATATGTGATGACACCAATGAGCCGAAGCTACAAGAAAGAAGATGCCATGTTACGACCAGAGCATGAGTCTACCCTTGAGAAACAGCAAAAAAAGCGCATGAAACCAAAGCCGCAGGAGTTAGCAGTAGGCGGCAAGGGTGACATCCTTAATAGAAAGACCAATGAGCGCATGAAACGCAAAGAGGCCTTACTCGCTGCTATGAACAAGATTCACGATGCGGATATTGCATAAATTCTTCAGATTGTCACGGGTATAACCCTAGATTTTGGGAATTTTCTTCAGATAAACAGTACCCCAACCCTAGTTTTTACAAAAAACTAAGGTTTAAGACTTATTTATCATCTGTTCATAGTTAAGGCAGGCCATCCTTATCAATTTAGGCATGGCACAAGCTCCAGTCTCCCACCTAGCTATCGTGACCCTATGCACCCCCAAAAGCTCGGCTGCAGACTCTTGCGTTAAGCCAAGCCTTAGCCTCCAGGCCTTTAAGTCGAACATTTAATTACCCCCTCATCTAATCCAAAGTAATACCAAGATGGCGAATCCAACCTTTGAGCCGTCATCCTGGTTAGCTTGATATATTGCACCCCGTGAAGGCTAAAAACCGCCTTCACTTGGAGATTGCCGAACACGGTTTTCAATACTCTAGCCCTGCATAATCCATCATGCTGCATTGATTGGCTATAAGCAAAGTTCTCAAGCCCTGCAATGATTTGCGGAGCTGGTACTTATTCGGCTCTGGACTCTCTGCCTCGTTAATGATGAGATATAAAAGGCCGAAAACATCGTCTTGGTCTTGGTAGGCTTGATATAGGGCAGATTCAAGAATAGATATATTTCGCTCTAATTCTTGGACTTTAGTGAGCTTTTTTGGTGTAGCTGTTTTCATAATTAAATTATTCCTTTTCCAGTTAAATAGAACCCAATTTGTGCTAAAATGAACACGAAAACCAATAGTAATAAGGCTTGATAGTTTTTCATGGTGTCCCCTTATGCGTAAGCAGTCCAATGAGATGACTCAAAAATGGGCTTGTTTTCAATAATTGCGACAGGCTGCATTTTGAAAGCGGTAGAGTAACTGTTCATAGTGAGATAAGCCTCAGAATCTACCGAACGCTTTTGTATTAGCTTTTTCTTAGGTTTGCCGATAAAAGCGCCTAACTGCGGTACTGAATTACCTTGTAAAAAGCCGGTTTCTTCGGAAAGGCAACCAATCCGGCAAATAGTGGCAGATTTACCAGTAACGGCAATGACTTCGTAATAATCTATATTGGTTTGGTCGTAACCCCAAGAGCAACGAAACACATCGCCAACGACTACACCATGATTAGCTAGTGCAACCGCTTTAGAGGCTTTAGCTTGGTTCTTACGCTCAAGACGCTCAGAGACATCCTTAAAGGTCTTGGTAACTTCTGCCATACGCTGTTCTGCACTCTTGAATCTATAGTGCCAAGTAGGATTAACAGCCTTGCCAACAAAACATAAACCACCAATTACAGCACCTTCTTTATAGTAAACCTGTATAGCTAAGTCCTTGTCATCCCATGCTAGTTCATAGCCTTCTGGTATATAGCGCTCTGTATTTCTCATTTGTATTACTCCTTGTCATCAATTAATAGGTCAACACTTACTACGCCTCTACTGTAACACATTGCTACACATTTACACAGTTTTAGTTAAATATTTTTGATGTGTTGTTTTTTTGTGAAGTGTTATATACTCAGGCTATACGAATCAAGGGGTTATATCATGGCTCACAGTAAATTAGAGAAATCTGCAGATATGGCTAAGCCCAAGGCCAAAAGGATGCCCCCAAGGGCTGGAATGGGTCGCCCTGCCGGTGTTCCCAACAAGGCCACAGCTAAGGCAAGGGAAGCCTTTGCGGCCTTTGTAGACGGTAATAGCGAGCGTATGCAGGAATGGATTGAGCAGATAGCAGCAGACCCTAAACATGGCCCTAAGGTAGCTTTCGATTGCCTTATGGCGGTAAGTGAGTACCATGTCCCCAAATTAGCCAGGACTGAGGTTGTTGGAGATAAGACCGCCCCTCAACGGATGGTCATAAGCTGGAAGAAATGAGCGAACCAGTCCTAGAAGTAGAGCTTGATTACAAGCCGAGGGAAGTATTCGAGGATTTCCACGATAGACAACAGCGTTGGAGTGTCATCGTAGCCCATAGACGCTGTGGTAAGACGGTACTCTGCATCAATGACCTGATATATAGAGCATTGACCGAAAACAAAGAAGACGGGCGATATGCTTATGTAGCCCCGTATTATGGTCAATCCAAGACTATCGCCTGGGATTACCTAGTTCACTTCTCTCAGCCGGTATTAGCCAAAGCCAATCAATCTGAGCTCTGGGTAGAGCTGCTCAACGGGGCGAGAATCAGGCTATTTGGTGCTGATAACCCCGATGCCTTGCGTGGTCTATACCTAGATGGTGTGGTCTTAGATGAGTACGCAGATATGAAGCCCTCTATTTTCGGAGCTGTTCTCCGGCCTTTACTATCTGACCGCCAGGGATGGGCTACCTTCATCGGAACTCCGAAGGGTCATAATGCCTTCTGGGATATATACCAAAGCGCAGTAAAGAGTGACGATTGGTATGTCAAAGTTCTCCGAGCTAGTCAGACGGGATTGCTCCCACAGGATGAGCTTGACGATGCAGCCAAGACAATGTCACAAGACCAGTATCTCCAAGAGTTCGAGTGCGACTTCGAATCGGCTATTCTGGGAGCTTATTACGGTAAAGAGATGCGCCAGCTTACGGATGACGGCAGGATAAGGGATGTAGAGTATGACCCAATGTTCAAAGTGAACACGGCTTGGGATTTGGGGTATTCGGACGATACGGCTATTTGGTGGTATCAGGTAGTTCACGGAGAGATTCGCTTACTTGACTATCATTCCTCAAACGGTCAAGGCGTGGCCTTTTATGCCGGAATCATCCAAAGCAGGGAGGCAGAGCGAGGATATCAGTACGGCTATCACTATCTACCGCATGACGCTAGAGCCAAGACTTTATCTAGTAATCGGTCAGTTATCGAGCAATTAAGCGATAAGATACCCCTAAAGACTATCAAGATAACCCCGAACCTAAAGCTCCAGGATGGTATACAAGCGAGCCGATTGGCATTAACTCGGGCATGGTTTGACCGTAAATGTACGGATGGCATTGAGTGTCTTAGACAGTATCAGCGAGAATATGACGAGGACAAAAAGGTCTTTAGAGATAAACCTCGCCATGATTGGACATCTCACGGGGCGGATGCTTTTAGATATTTGTCAATCGTATGGAAAGAAGAAGCTCGCATCATTACCAAAGACGAGCCAATCCGAGGCGTTTTCGTTGGTCAGACCGATGTGACCATAAACGACTTATGGAAAGAAACTAAGACAAAAGTGAACCAAAGATATTAACTTTAGGTAAAATAAGACAACATTTCGCCAAATTCTCCAACATTAGGGCAACATTATGGCAAACGACACAGCAACGGTAGACCACACCTACGAAGATTGGTACAAGACAATTATGTCCTACGAGCGTCAGTACAAACGCTGGGAAGCTAGGGCAGACCGAATCGTTAAGAAGTACAAAGACGATAGTCGTTATGACCGTAATCCAAATGCTCGTTTTAATATTCTTTGGAGCAATGTCCAAACAATTCAGCCAGCCATCTTTGCTAGACTGCCTCGCCCTGATGTAAGCCGCAGATTTAGAGACAATGACCCAATAGGCCGAGTCGCTTCTATGATGCTAGAACGAGCCTTAGAATTTGAGATTGAGCATTATGGCGATTACAAATCCGCTATGAATAACTCAGTACTAGACCGTCTTTTAGGTGGTCGAGGTGTTGCATGGGTACGGTACGAGCCCCATTTTGCAGTCGATGAACCAGGCGAACCCGATGATGGATTCCAAGTAACCGAAGATTCAGACGAATCAGAGACACCCGAAGGAGAAGCAAATGAAAACCCTGAAAGAATTGAGTACGAGTGCGCTCCAGTCGATTATGTCCATTGGAAAGAATTTGGACATACGCCAGGTGCTAGGACATGGGAAGAAGTTACTTGCGTATGGCGCAAAGTCTATATGTCACGCCCTGCATTGGTCGAAAGATTTGGTGAAGAACTTGGTTACAAGATTCCGCTAGACACTAAACCTGCAGACGATAAAAACTCCTATAAACCTGTAGACGGTGTTTATGAAGCCGTAATTTATGAAATTTGGGATAAGGAAACCGGCAAAGTCTTATGGATTTCCAAGTCTTTGGGCAAGATTATTGACGAGCGAGATGACCCTCTGCAATTAGAGAACTTCTTTCCTTGTCCTAAACCCTTGTATTCCACTCTCACAACCGATTCACTAGAGCCAATCCCCGACTTTGTAATCTACCAAGACCAGGCAAGGGAACTTGACACTTTATGTGACCGAATTGATGGGTTGATTAACGCCTTGAAAGTGCGTGGCGTATACGATGCCTCGTCTAGCGAACTACAAAGACTGTTTTCTGAGGGCGAAAACAATACCTTAATTCCTGTAGATAACTGGATGGCTTTTGCTGAGAAGCAAGGCATGAAAGGGGCGATTGATTTAGTAGACATTACCCCATTCGCTCAGGCTTTAAACCAATGCTATATGGCAATGGAGCAGGTTAAGGGTCAAATCTACGAATTGATGGGTATTGCCGACATTCAACGGGGACAGACTGACCCCAATGAGACGCTTGGCGCACAGATTATCAAGTCCAACAACGCATCGGGTCGATTAAAGACCATGCAACACGCTGTAGTCGATTTTGCAACAACCATTTTGTCGATTAAAGCGCAGATTATCTGCAATCACTTTACCGATGAGACATTGGTGCAGATTTCGGGCGCAATGCAGCTATCTGACCAAGATAAACAACTGATTCCGCAAGCGATTGCCCTGTTAAGAGACCAAGCAAGCAAAAATTTCCGCATTGAAGTCACTTCTGACTCGATGATTTATCAGGATGAACAGCAAGAAAAAGCTGACAGAATGGCGTTTTTGCAGGCTGTAGGCGGTTTTATGGCGCAAGCTGTACCAATGGTACAAAATACCCCTGAACTCGCTCCTATGGCCTTAGAAATGCTGAAATTTGGCGTAACTGCGTTTAAAGCCGGTAAGCAATTAGAGGGAATTATTGACGAAACAGCAGATAAACTGCGAATCATGGCACAACAACAAGCCGGACAGCCTAAGCCGCCTTCTCCTGAAGTCCAAAAGATTCAAATGCAGATGCAGATTGAACAAGCCAAGATGCAAGCCCGTCAAGGTGAAATGCAAGCCCAAGCACAGCTTGAGCAGGCTAAACTCCAAGGTCAAATGCAGCTTGAAAAAGCCAAGCAGGAATACCAAGCCCAAGAGAATCAACTCAAATTCCAGCTTGAGGAACAGCGCAATATGATGGATAGAGAGATGGAAATGAAAGTAGCTCAGATGAAGATGATGACTGAGCGAAACACTCAAGTCTTACTAGCCCACATAAACAACGGAGCGAAGATTGAAGTAGCCCGTATTGGTGCTGATGAATCTGACGGAACAATGGCTTATATGACCGAGCAAGACATGGCAAAGTCGATGGAGTCTCCAATGCAACCGATTGCTGACGCTATTGGACAAGGAAATATGCAAATGGCACAAGCGATTTCCGCTTTAGTAGAGACAATCAATGCACAACACAATAGACCTAAGACTGTCGTGCGTGGGGCTGACGGCAAAATTATCGGAGTCCAATAATGGCTATTACCGTAACCCATACTAAGGTTTCCACGATACCTGACGGTGATGACTCATCCCTAATCCGCCCTAGCGATTGGAATGAAACCCACACTTTGACAGGTTTGGGGACAATGGCAGAGCAAAACGCCAATGCCGTAGCCATTACAGGTGGCACGATTAGCGGTGTAACCATTCCAGCTTCTAACATTACGGGTACGCTTGGCGTTCCTAATGGCGGTACAGGTGCTACGACTCTGACAGGCTATGTCAAGGGTACTGGCACTACGGCTATGACCGCTTCTGCTACTATTCCAAATACGGATATAACTGGATTAGGCACGGCTTCTACCAAGGATGCTGGCGCAGCACTAGGCGTAGCTACCTTAGATGCAGGCGGTAAAGTGCCTGTTTCTGAACTTCCAGCCGCAGTATTGGGCGCACTAAGCTACCAAGGAACATGGGATGCAAGCACTAATACCCCTACCCTTACTTCTTCTGTTGGTACTAAGGGTTATTACTATGTGGTTAGCGTTGCTGGTAATACTAACCTTAACGGCATTACTGATTGGCTTGTGGGCGATTGGGCAGTATTTAATGGTTCTATTTGGCAAAAAGTAGATAACACCGAAACTGTAACCAGCGTAAACGGACAGACGGGCGCAGTCGTATTAACCACTACAAACATTGCCGAAGGTACAAACCTTTATTACACGGATGTACGGGCTAGGGCAGCAATCAGCGCAGGTACAGGCATAAGCTATGACAATACGACAGGCGTAGTAACAAACGCTGCACCTGACCAAACTGTTGTTTTAAGTGCTGGAACAGGAATATCGACTAGCGGTACTTACCCTAGTTTTACAATAACTAATACTGCTCCAGACCAAACAGTATCTATTACAGGCGCAGGCACTAGCGTAGTAACTGGTACTTATCCTAATTTCACCGTTACTAGCAATGATGCTTTTGTAGGCACAGTCACTAGCGTAGCCGCAACAGCAGGTACAGGAATTAGCATAACGGGCAGCCCAATTACGACAAGTGGCACATTAAACATTACCAATACCGCACCTGACCAGACCGTAGTTTTAACAGCCGGAACGGGCATAAGCACCAGCGGCACTTATCCTAACTTTACTATTACCAACACTAGCCCATCTTTGGGCGGTGATGTAGTAGGGCCTGCATCTAGCACCGACAACGCAATAGCTCGTTTTGACACCACAACAGGTAAATTACTGCAAAACAGCGTAGTAACAGTAGACGATACAGGCGCAGTATCAGGCGTTACAACACTAGCGGCTTCTACTAGCGTAACTACCCCAATAATTCAGGCTACCAATTCTGCTGGTTTAGCCCTTAGAAATTCTGCTGGAACAACCCAAATTAGTATGGGTGGCGGTGGTGGCGATAATGTAACCATTGCTGTAGCTACAAATATTAACGGTGCAAACGCACAAATTGACATTAGTCCTACGGGTACTGGTCACGTACACATTAAGCCTACAGGCACAGGGTCACTTGAAATTGCACCTACTAATGTAGGAACAATAAACAATATGACGATTGGCGCAACAACCGCTAGAGCCATTACTGGAACTACTATTACTGCTACTACTTATGTAGGCGTATCAGGTGGTACTTTCTAAATGTTTCAAACTGCTTTCCAGCCTAATGCGTTTCAAAATGACGCATTTCAAATTGTTATTACCCCTATTGAACCAACTAAAAAGGGTGGGGATGATGCCTGGACAGCCGAAGAAAGAAAACGCTATAAAGCACTACAAAAGAAATTAAAACTTGCTGAAGAAAAACGCATGGCTGCTCAAAAGGCAGACCAAGAAGCTCGTAAAGATTTTATCCGTGAACAAGTATCACCAACACCAAAAGCGGATGTTGTAGAATTACCACAGAAAATTGTTGAAGCAAAGCAAAAAGAAATAGTAAATTACGATGCTCTGATTGCCAATTTACAGCGACAGTCTCAAGATTTATTAAATGCAATATTAATTCGCCAGGCTAAAGAGCGTTTAGAGCAAGAAATTGCAATACTAGAAGCTAAAAGGCTTGCTGAAGAAGATGATGAGGATGGAATTTTAGCGTTGTTTTTATAAAGGAGAAGGCGATTACTTGCCTGAAACATGACAGCTTATAGACAGTACAAAAAAGGTGTAGACCTACTACACATGGGCCATTTCCAAGCAGGATTTAGGCTATTTGAGTTCCGTTGGCATCCATTGGTGATGCAAGCAACGGGAGAAAACTGGAAAAAATGGATAAAAGCACCTAAATGGGATGGCGAGAGGCTTATTGGTAAGCATATTACTGTCCAAATGGAGCAGGGATATGGCGATATTATCCAATTTGCTCGATTTTTACCCATGCTTAAGGCTTGGGGAGCTAAAACACTCTCCGTTATGTGCCATGAATCCATGATGCAGCTACTTGGAACAATGGATTGCATAGATTACATCTCTTGTTCTAAGACTGATGGCCCACCATTAGAGGCAGATTACTGGATTGGGTCTATGTCTCTACCCCATTTTGCCACTTATGCACCCCCTTTTGTAAAACAGTCCTTTCCTATAACAACCCAGAAGATTGTTGGCTCTGAAGGCTATTTTGAGGCTAGACCATCTAATATTGAGCGCAAAGTAGGGGTAAATTGGTCTGCATCTAATGGGCCACTTCATTACACCAAGTCAATTCCTTTAGAAATTATGCGAGAGCTGGTTGGAGACGATGTTTATTCACTCCATGTAGAGTTAGACGATGTGTTTGACCCATTACCCAATGATGGCTGGAAACGCAATTTCTATAAGACTGCCTGCCACATGAAGGCAATGAAAGCAGTAGTAGCACCTGATACTGCCACCGCACACTTAGCCGGTGCATTGGGTGTAAAGTGCTTTTTATTGCTTCCAGACCATGATTACATCTGTTGGCGTTGGAAAAACGCAACATGGTATGACTCAATCGTACCTTTAAAGAAAGAAGAATGGCATTTATTACCCTCATTATTGGAGAAAGTATGATTTGCCCTAAATGCGGTTATACCGAAGGAAACCACATAGAAACCAAAACAGATAAAGAGTATTACTTAGAGTTTTGGGGGTATACCCTTGGTAGTCCTGAAGCAGAACAAGCCTGGAAAGAAAAGCAGGAAATGACCCGTAGAGAAGCCCCTATGGTTATGTCCGATATTCAACCCTACATTTCGCAAGTAGACGGTTCAGTCATTGAAAGCCGGTCTAAGCACAAAGCACACCTAAAACAACACAAAATGATTGAGTTAGGCAACGATGTACCAACGCAGCACAAACCCCCTGAGTTAAGCAGAAAGTCGATGGAAGCTAGAAAGCGTCAAATAGCCGAATTAACTTATGCAAAACTCAATTACCGATAATCCGATACCTTGGAGATACCATGTCAGAAGAACAATTAGACCGTAGAGATGTATTAATGCAAGCAATGGAAGCTGCTGAAGAAGGCACTTTAGAGCCAGTAGAGGAAGCCCCTGCTGAACTTGAACCTGTAGACGATATTGCAGAAGAAGCCGAAAAAGTAGAAGAAATTGAAGCTGCACAAGAGGAAGAAGTTGAGGAAGCACCTCAAGAACCTGCTCTACAGCGCCCTTCTACATGGAAAAAAGAGTATTTACCTATTTGGGATAAGTTGACGCAAGGCGAGCAATTAACCAAAGAAGAAGCTATTAAATTGGCTCAATACTCCAATCAACGGGAATCAGAGTATAAGAAAGGCGTAAGTACTTACAAGGCTGAAGCAGACCGAGCAAAGCCGTTTGTAGAGGCAATCGCACCTATTGAGCAAAATTTGGCAAAGCGTGGAATCAATCCTACTCAGTATGTACAGAACCTAGTTCGAGCAGAACAAATCCTTGCAAATGCACCTTATCAACAAAAAGTGCAAATATTTCAACAACTAGCAGCCGATTATGGAATACAATTAAACAATAATGGTCAAGCAACACAGCTAGACCCTTATACGCAACAACTGATGAACCAATTAAATATGGTTAATCAAGAAGTTTCATCTATCAAAGGTAGGTTTGCCCAAGAGGAAAACCAACGCTTAATGGGTGAAATTGAAAGAGTAAGAAGTGATGTGGAGAAGTTCCCTCACTTTGATGTGGTAAGGGAAGAAATGGCTCAACTACTTGAGCTAGGGAAAGCCCAAGACCTAGAAACGGCTTACAAGAAAGCCGTGCGTATGAATGATGATGTATGGGCATTGGAACAGGATAGACTCCTAAAAGAAGCCAAACAATCAGCAATCAAAGCACAGCAAGTACAGAAAGCTAAGGCTGCTGCTGTTAGTCCAAAATCCGTTACACCTAGCGGAAAAGTGACAGACACAGGAGATAAAAAGGATAGACGGTCAATCCTTGCCGAGCAAATGGGTGAGGCAATGAGCCGTAGGGTTTAACTAGCCAATTTTGGCGCATTTTTTAACTAAGGATATATCATGGCATTCGCTAACTCAGCAATTACCGATATTATCGCTACCACGATTCAAAGTCGTAGCGGTGAACTCGCAGACAACTTAACAGAAAACAATGCAATTCTTACCCGTTTGAACCAGAAGGGCAATGTTCGCCCATTCTCAGGTGGTAATGTGATTTTGGAAGAAATCATGTACAACGACCCAAACACCGACAACGCAAACAGCTATTCGGGCTACGAAGTATTAAATATTTCCCCCGATTCGCCTATCAGCGCTGCCCAATACAAGATTGCTCAGTACGCAGACAGCGTTACTATGAGTGGTCTCGAAATGTTGCAAAACAGCTCTAAAGAAGCAATCATCGACCTTTTAGATGGTCGTATGCAAGTTTCCGAAGCTCGTCTGTTGAACCGCATTTCGGGTGACTTGTTCCTTGACGGTACAGGTAACGGTGGTAAGAACCTTGACGGTCTAGGCGCTGCTGTTTCAGCAACTCCTACTACCGGCACTTACGGTGGTATTAATGCCGCTAACTGGGACTTCTGGCGCAATCAGATTACTACTGGTGTAACCACAACTCCTTCAACAACCAACATTCTTGCCAAGATGACTGAAGCTGCTATCAAGCAGATTCGTGGTACTGACAAGGCTGACCTGATTGTTGCTGGTAACACAATGTATCAACTGTATGTAAACAGCTTGCAAGCTATCCAGCGTATCGCTTCTGAGGAATCAGGCGCTTCTGGTTTTGCTTCCTTGAAGTTCTACGGTGGTGGTACATCTGCTGATGTGGTACTTGGTGGTGGTTATGGTTCACAAGAGACAGCTACTTATATGTATATGCTCAACACGAACTACATTTTCTTCCGCCCTCACAAAGAGCGTAACTTTGTACCTATCGGTGGTGAGCGTCAAGCGATTAACCAAGACGCAATCGTGAAGTTATACGGTTGGGCTGGTAACTTGACAACATCTAACCGCTTCTTGCAAGGTTTGTTGACAACCTAATAAGTAGGGGGAAACCCCTATTTAATCTTGTCCACTCAATTAATTTAAGGAAATAATCATGGCATATTCAACACTCCCCATCGCTGGCATTGATTTGAACAGCACTCAATCTGCAGCCGACATTGCAGCTTACGGTGAACCAGTAGACTTTGGCCCACTCGGAACACAAACTTTCGCTTCTGACGGTTTGCGTTATGTTTGGGCTGTAGCAGCTGCTACTATTGCTCCAAGCACGACTGTTTGCAACATCAACACAACAGCCTTTACTGTTGCTGCTACTGGTGGAGCTTATATCTCCCCAGCAGTTTCAATGGTTTCAGGTGACTACGGTTGGTTTGGTAAAGCATCTGTTTAATCAGTAACTTGTAGTACCATAGGGCTGTCCCCAAAAGGGGCAGTCCTTTTTCTTTTAATAACCCTAACTACTTAGGAGATTTAAATGGCACTTCCATCCGATGAAATGGGCGCAGACAGCCGCCTAGCAGTAACTTTCTACAAACGCTCAATGAAACAAGATGATGAGTCAATAGCCGCAGGCAGACCTATTTTTAAAGAGTTTGACTTTATTCGTATTTGTGTACCAGGTGATTCATTAACAGAAATTGACACTTACGCTCAAGAATCCCATAAATCTCGTTTTCCCCGTCAATGGGCGCATTACATGAATCAAAATGCAGGCCATGAGCAGATTGTTGGCACTCCGATTGAGGAATGGACAATTATTAGTCGCTCGCAAGCCGATGAATTAAAAGGAATTAAATTTTCTACCGTAGAATCTGTAGCCAATGCTTCAGACCTACAAATTCAGCGTATTGGCATGATTGCAGGCATGAATCCTTACTCGTTTAGGGACAAAGCCAAGGCATTTTTGAACCTTGCTGACCAAGTTGGCGAGACCAATCAACGGGAAGAAGAGCTGTCTAAATTGCGTCAGGAAAACGCTGCAATTAAGATGGAAGCCGATGCTAAGATAGCCAAACAACAAGAGCAAATTGATGCTTTGATGGCAATGATGGCAGAAAAAAAACCCAAAGGTCGTAAACCGAAACAAACTGAAGAAGTAGAATAAAGAAAAGGGGGATATTTCCCCTTTTTTTGTTTATAATCGGTACAAATACCCAACTACTTGGGGAAACCAAGTAAAAGGATATATATGTCATCTACTATGTTGCAAATGGTTCAGCAAGTCACAGCCGAACTTAACCTTGCAGTACCAACCTATGTTGCCGGAAACCCATCTCAGGATGTCCAACAAATATTGGCCCTGATGAATGGTCAAGGCTATGATTTAATTAAAGAATACGATTGGCAGGCTTTACAGGTTCAATACCGTTTCTACACCCAGGCTATTAACTGTGATGCAACAACCGTAAATGGTTCTACAACGATGGTCGTAGAGGCAGGCGTTGATTTAAGCGCAGTAGACAAACAATGGCAGGTTACAGGCAATAACATTAACCAAGATACCAATGTGGTAAGCGTAGCTGGTCAAACAGTTATCATAAGCCAACAGGCTTCTGGTACAGGTACAGGCGCTATTGTATTAGCCCAAACAGCTTACGATTTACCTGCCGATTTTCAGAATATTACCAATAGAACTCAATGGGATAAGACTAAACATTGGGAAGCTCTTGGACCTGAAGATGCACAACAATGGCAATGGCTCAAATCTGGTTATATATCGACTGGCCCTAGAATCCGTTGGAGAATTTTAGACAATCAATTTCAAGTATGGCCTCCAATGAACACCAATGAATACATTGGTTGGGAGTATCGCTCAAGAGGTTTTGCCAAAGGTGCTGACGGAGTTATTAAGAATAGCTTTACACAAGACTCGGACACTTCAGTTTTAGATGACCGCATTATTGTTTTAGGTACTAAAGTCAAATATTGGGCAATTAAAGGTTTTGATACGACTGCGTTAATTCAAGAATATCAACGCTATTTATCGGTTGCCAAGGCCATTGATAAAGGCGCTCCTAATCTATCGTTTGCACCATACCCATCTAAAGTCCTTATTGGTTACGCTAACATCCCTGATACTGGCTACGGCTCATGATATTCGGTCAAGCAAAGCAAAATACTGCTCAAACTGCATCTATACCTGCCCCCATTGGGGGGTGGAACGCTAGGGACTCGTTGGCAGCTATGGCTCCAACGGATGCCGTACAGTTAGTGAATTGGTTTCCGACTCCTACTGATGTGACCATGCGTAGGGGGTATATTGCAGGTTCAATTTTGACCACTTCAACAGGTGTTCAAACTATTTCTAGTATTACTTCTGTAGGAACGGTTGCTACATTAACTACTGCTGCTGCTCATGGTTTATCTACAGGCGTTTATGTGTCTATTACCGGCACAACCCCTGCTGGATATAGCGGTGTATTTAAGATAACCGTTACAAGTACAACAACCTTTACTTATCGTCTAGTTACTGCGGTTTCAGGCAGCGCTTCAGTAGTAGGAGTGTATAAAAATCAAGCATTTACACCTGTAAACACTTTAATGAATTACACAGAAACGGTGTCATACAAACTGTTTGCGGTGGCTGGCGATACTATTTATGAGTCCAAGCAAAACCCTGCATTACCTGTATTTACGGGTTTAACTAGCGATAAAATGCAATCGGTCAATTTGACCAATACGGCAGGTCGTTTCTTGATAGCTTGTAACGGGGTAGACCCTGTAACCATTTATGACGGCACACGCTGGTTTTTTGTAGCTACAACCACAACTGCTCAAACAATAAGCACTATTACACGGGGTGGCACAGGTAACTTAACAGCTACTCTGACTACTGCTGCACCGCATGGGTTGGTAGACGGTAATCGAGTAACTATCTCAGGTGCTACAGAATCCAACTATAACGGCACTTATGTTATTGATGTAACAGGCGCAAGTACCTTTACTTACACAATGGCTACTGCCCCTACCGCAGATGCTACGGTAGTAGGAACATACACCGTTATTGGTATTACAGGGGTTAATTCAAATACATTTATCAATGTCAATTTGTTTAAAAACCGCCTGTATTTTACCCAAAAAGACACTTTAGCGTGTTGGTATTTAGACCCTGACGCTATTGGTGGCCCAGCTTCACCCTTATATTTTGGTGGAATTGCCCGTAATGCTGGTTATTTGCAGGCAATGGGTACATGGACTCTTGACGCAGGTCAAGGCGCAGACGATTACGCTGTATTTGTCACCAGTATGGGTGAAGTCATCGTTTACAACGGTACTGACCCTGATGATGCAACTACTTGGGCTTTAAAAGGAGTATGGCAATTAGGTCAAACCTTTGCTCGTAGGTGCTTCTTTAAATGGGCTGGAGACCTTCTTTTACTGACTCAAGATGGTTTAGTTCCTCTTGCTTCTGCCCTTCAATCTAGCCGTTTAGACCCTAGAATTAATCTAACAGACAAGATTTTCTATGCTGTAAGTCAAGCTGCAACTACTTATTTTGCTAATTTTGGGTGGCAAATTAACTTTTTTGCCTCTGAAAATATGTTGATTCTAAACATTCCAATTACCAATGGAACAGAACAATATGTAATGCACAGTATTACAAAGTCTTGGGGTCGTTTTACTGGCATTGAAGCCCATTGTTGGGAAGTATCAGGTGATGCAGACATCCACTTTGGTGGAAACGGCATTATTGGAGACTTTTACCATATAGATTCTGATGACGGTAATAACATTACTGCTGCAGCCCAACAGGCTTATTCTTACTTTGACTCTCCAGGACAATTAAAACGCTTCACAATGGTAAGACCTACCCTGCAATCTTCAGGTGGCATGCCTAATGTATTCTGCGGTCTAAGCACCGATTTTCAAACTGAAATTAATCTTGGGCAGGTTTCGTTTAACCCTGCTGCTGGAAATGACGGAATTTGGGACACTTCTAAGTGGGACAACGCTAATTGGGCTGGTGGTCTTACAACGACTAAAGTATGGCAAGGAGTCACAGGATTAGGCTTTACTGGCTCTATTAATTTGAATGTGGCAGCTAGAAACATTGAATTGCATTGGGTATCTACCGACTACATTATGGAGCGAGGTGGGGTAATTTGATATTGCTAAATCAGCAAAATCTAAAGGATTGGGCAAAAACACACAAAATGCCAACCCCTGATGATGCTCATTATTTAGGTCAAGTTCTTGATGGACAGATTAGAGCAGTAGTAGTGTATTGTGGATTTTATGGTAAATCTTGCATGATTCATGTAGGGTCGGAAGGGCAACATTGGGCAACTAAAGACTTTTTAAAAGAAGTTTTTAATTACCCATTTAATAAGTTGAAACTCAAGGTTATAATCGGTACAGTAGCAGGGAGCAATGAAAAAGCCCTAAAACTAGACCGACACCTTGGTTTTCGAGATGTTGCCACAATTCCTGACGCACACGATGATGGGGATTTGGTGATATTAGAAATGCGCCCAGAATATTGTAAATGGGCATAAGGAGAAGGTTATGGGTGGTGGAGCTGGAATGTTTAACAATATTGCGCCAAGTGTAGAAAATGCACTTAATCCGGGTGCAATGAATTTGTCAGGAGCACCAACTTCTGCCCTAAACGCAATGGCAAGCCCTGTATCTGCTGTAGCTCCAACTGCTGCCATGCAAGAGCCTATGGCTTCTAGTACAGGCAATCCAAATACCGCTACTTTGGGTACAGGACAGACTACCAACCCATTTAATGCCGCTACAAATCCTTACATTCAAGCTGCACAAGCAACCACAATGGGCAATCTGTATGGCGCACAAGCAGCTACGCAAGCTAACCGTATTAACCAAAATACACCTTACGCAAACCTTAGTTACACTCAAGGCGTAGACCAATTTGGCAATCCTACATGGACTGCTAATCAACAATTAGCCGCCCCTTTACAGTCAGCTTTAGGCAACATTCAAGGTCAATTAGCTTCCTCTACTGCAAGCCCTTTTGATGTTAGCCAATATCAAGCTCAAACAGGTCAAGGCTTTACAGGAATGGAAGGCTGGGACAGAGCTACAGGTCTTATTAATCAACGACTTCAGCCACAAATTGCTCAAAGCCAAGAGCGTTTACAAGCGCAATTAGCCAATCAAGGTATTGCACCTGGCACAGAAGCGTATAACCGAGCAATGACGCAACAAGGCCAACAAATTAACGACTTAATGAATCAAGCTCAATTAGCTGGTTCACAAGTACAAAACCAAATGCAAGGGCAAAGTCTTGCTCAACAACAAGCTAATAACGCTGCATTGCAACAAAATTACGCACAAGCATTACAACAAAGAAACCTGCCATTGTCACAACTTGGCGCTTTCCAGCAAGCTACACAGCCTGGTTACATTAACCCATATAGTCAAGCTGCCGTTGCTGGCCCTGACTACCTTGGTGCGTTTACTACCTCAAGAGCTGCTGATATTGCACAACAAAACGCTGCCAATGCTAAAGCTGCCAACTTGCAATCAGGTCTATTTGGATTAGGTTCTTCTGCAATTCTAGGCGCTGGCGGCATAGGTAATGCCATTGGTAGCACCGGCACAGGCGGTACAGGTGGTTCAGGATTATTAGGACTTGGAAGCTCTGCCTACAATTTCTTTGGCAATAGTGGCATAAATAATCCGTTTGTAAGCAGCACAGATTACATGAACAACATTGGCGCTGTAGGTAGCGGAATGTTTGACCAATCAATGTCTAGTGCTGATTATTTGAATGACTTGTATGGCGGTTATGACTTTGGAAGCATATTCTAATGAGCATACTAAAGAGCAAACATAGCGGCTGGACTTGGGAAAGCAAACGCACCCCTTTTGGCGGTGGAAATCCTATTTCTGGTATTACTGACTCTATTTCTAGTGCTATTGGTACTGATGGTGGCGGTGGTGGTGTTTTAGGTGCGTTGGCAGATATTGACCCTGGCCCTGCTATTGGTAGCGGTTTGGCAGAAGTAGATACTTTCGTAAATCGTGAAATACCTGGCGGATGGGTTTTACCTGCCGCCCTTGCTGCTGCTTACGCTACAGGATATATTGACCCTACTTTATTTGCTACTGAAGCTGCTGCTACTGCTGCTGCCGAAGCTGGTGCTGGAGCTATTGCAACTGAAGCTGGACAAGCTGCTTTTTTTGAGGCTTTAGCTGCAGGTGCTACAAGTGCTGAAGCGGTAAATGCAGGCTTAGCCGTAGAAGCTCTAGCTTCAGGAACAGCGTCTTTTTTAACTCCTGAGTTAATGGGGCCAAGCTACGGAGAATTAGGACTTACAGGCGTAGAAGGCGGACTTGCAGGCCCTACTTATAGTGAGCTTGGCTACACAGGGCTAAATAATGCTGAAGCCATTGCTGCTGCTGATGCTGCTTCGCAAAGTGTTTCTGGTACAGATGCTTTAAAAAACGCTAATCGTTTAAGAAATATTGCAAAGATGTTGACTGGTTCAGAAACAGCGCCAATTTACGGCAGAAATGTACCTACAGCCAATCAATTTTCTGCTTATCAACAAATGGCACAACCTGTTCAAGAACAATTTGGTGGCTATTATCAAATGAATCAAAATCCATTTACTTTTGCAAACCCATTGGCTGCCGCATTAAAAAATAAAGATTCTACTGGTTATGATGTTTCAGGTACAGGTGGAACAACATTACAATCACAAAATTTAGCTAAATTATTGGCATAGGAATTATTATGGCACTTGCTCCTGAACAACAAATCTTAGGGTCAACCCCTGAATTACAAGATGTAAGCCGTCAACGGAAATTGGCTGAATTGCTTATGGCACAAGGTATGCAACAGCCACAAGGTCAAATGATTAGTGGTTATTATGTAGCCCCTTCTTTTGCACAGCAATTAAACCCTTTAGCTAACATTATGGCAGGACAGGCTGTAGGCGAAAGAGCAGACACCAAACAAATGCAAATGGCAGACGCTTTACGCAAAAAACAAGCTATGCAGATTCAACAATACGGTGAATTAGAAGCCAAAGATAGGTCTGCTGCATTGCGGTATGCTTTGTCTACCGACAATCCAATATTGCGTAATATTGCTCAAGAAGAATTAAAAGGCGTTAAATTAGGCAAAGGCGATATATTTACTCGCACATCATTAAGTGGTGGCACTACAAAAATGGAAGGCGCTCCTGATTTACCAGACTCAATTCGATACGCAATTAGCGTAGGACAATTACCGCAAAACCCAACAACATGGAATCCACAACAAGCAGCTTACGCAAAACGATTAATTGAATCTAAAGCAACTGCTGGAGCTAATCGTGAATTCTTAAACATTCAAAACCAGTTGCCATTTAATGAGCAAATTCAGCAAGAAATGGGCAAAGATTTAATTAAAGAATATTCGCTTCTTAAATCTATTCCATCTCAAGTACAAAACTTGGATAAAATTGAAAAATTGGCTGTTTCACCTGCATATCTTGGTAGTGGTGCAGAGGTTAAATTGGCTGTTACTAAGTTCTTTAATAATAACTTAGGTACAAATGTTAACGCTGACAAAGTTGCTAATACAGAAGAAATGCGGTCTGCGTTGTTCCAAAGCACAATGGAAAACCTCAAAAAGGTTGATGCACAACCATCACAAATGCAACAGCAAATTATGCAACAGGCTTTTGGTACGATTGGAACAGACCCAGCAGCTATTCCAAAGATTGTTACTGTGTATAAAGACATTCTTATCTCTAAAGCCAATGAGCATAATGCAAGGGTAAAACAGTCTGAAGAAGGCCCTGCTAAGATTAAATATGCATATGACATTACAGTAAAAGTTCCTGAACCAAAAGCACCGCCTACTGGTTCTTGGCGCATTAAATCGGTAACACAATAATGGCTCAATATACTGTAGTTGCCCCTGACGGAAAAGAAATAACTTTAGAAGGCCCTGCCGGTGCTTCTGAAGCAGATGTAATTGCTCAAGCGCAAAGGTTATACCAATCACAAGCAACGCCTACAAAGGCTACTATACAGCCTGATGTGCCATTATTGGCTAGTGAAATGCCAAAACAAGTACCTATTGAAGAACCTAAAACTTCAATGATGGACAAGTTAAAAGCATTGTATGAAGTGCCAACGGCTTTGGCTAGTGGCATTGTTGCTCAACCTGTAGGCGCTGCTTATGGCGCTGCTAGAGGCATCTTAGGGCCTAAAAACCCACAAGCTATGCAAGAAGCTCAACAAGCAGGTAGCCAATTAGCTCAAAAGTTGCAATATCAGCCAACATCACCTGCCTCTACCGATGCTTTACAAGCCATTGGTGGTGCATTAGAAACAGCCAAAATACCTCCTTACATTGGAAGTATTGGTGCAATTCCATCTTTTGTACAAAAAGCGCCTAATGTAAAGCCGGTTATGCAAGAGACCGTAATGCCTGTTGCTAACAGAATGGCTGGTGCATTGCGTGACGAAGGCCAAATGGTTGCCCAAGCTGCTCAACCAACCATTAACAGAATTGCACAAGCTACAGCTCCCGTTACTAATAAATTGGCTGAAACCCTACGCATAACTCCTTCTATTACTAAAACAGCGCCTACTTCTGAAAAGCTATTAGAGCAATCTAAAGCAGCATTTACTACAGCTAAAGAATCTGGCATGGAGTTTAATCCAAAAAAGTTTTCTGCCAAAATGGAAGAAATTGGCACAGATTTAAGAAAAGAAGGTTATACCAAGCCTCCTCCTGGCGAAACTGACCCCTATGCAAAGATAACTGGCGCATTGCGTAATCTGACGGATGTAAACAATCCTAAAGATTTTGAAGAATTATCTACCTTGCGTACTATTATTAGAAACGCACAGAAAAGTAATGACGGCACAGAACGCAAATTAGCGACTGTTTTGAAAGACAGGTTTGATGATTATGTCTTAAACGCTCCTGAATCAGATGTTCTCAATGCAAGCAAACAAGGTGCAGAAGCATGGAAAACTGCTAGAGATACCTGGTCACGCCTAAGCAAGTCTGAAATTTTTGAAGATATGCTGGATAAAGCAGAAATTAATGCTTCTAAAGTTGGCACAGAAAAATACTTACACAACAAGTTATTAGAGCTTTCTAACAACGATAAGAAGATGCGTCTTTTTACCCCAACAGAGCAACAAGCCATTAAAGATGCTGCTAAAGGCGGTAAAATACAAAATATATTAAAGGTTGCTGGTAAATATAGCCCAGAAAGCATGATTGGTTTGGCTACTGGCTCTTACATGGGAGCGCAGATGTTAGGCCCTGCTGGAGCAGCTATAGCACCTATTGTTGGCGGAGCTTCTAATATTGCCGCTACACAAATCAGAAAGAGTGATGTAAATAAGTTGGCAGCTTTAATGAGGGCTGGCACACCTAAAGGAGCAAAAAATGAGTAGAAACGGTAGCGGAGTCTATAACCTCCCAGCAGGAAACCCAGTAGTCACAGGCACAACCATTGATTCTGCATGGGCTAATACAACCATGCAAAACATTGCTGATGCCCTTACTCAATCTGTTGCTTCTGATGGTCAAACACCCATGTCAGGGGCTTTAAACATGGCAACAAACAACATAAACAATGTTGGTACACTAACAGCTCTAACAGGCATTTTTGGCGGAACTTACTAATATGGCGCAGACAAACTTTACCCCTATCAGCCTTTACTACTCGACTACGGCTGCTGCAGCTCCTACTGCCGGTAACTTAGTAGCCGGTGAGCTTGCTATTAATACTGCAGACGGTAAGCTGTTCTATAAAGATTCTTCAGGTGTAGTCCAAACTATTGCCTCTAAAGACACAAATTCAGGTACTTTTACTAACATAACTGTTAGTGGAGTAGCTAGTTTTGCTGATGGCACAGTATCTTTGCCTTCCATTACAAACATTGGCGATACCAACACAGGTATCTTCTTCCCAGCAGCCGACACTATTGCCTTTACAGAAGGTGGTGCAGAGGCAATGCGTATTGATAGCTCTGGTCAAGTTGGAATTGGTACTACTAGCCCAAATGGTTTGCTTCATGTAAACGGCACTATTAACATCGGGTCGCAAACGCAAAACTCTACATCTACCGCTGTATTGGAAAATAGAGTTACTTCAGACCCAGCTTCTACGGCTAGAGCTGCCATTACTTTAGGTACAACAGCTGGCACATCAAGTAGTGATAGTTACATTGCATTTACAACTAATCAATATGGTGTAAGTCGTGCAGAACGGATGCGTATTGACTCTAGTGGTAATGTAGGTATTGGTACAAGTAGTCCTTCTTCTTATTTTTCTGAAGCCCGTCAATTAGTAATTGCTTATTCAAGCGGAAGTACAGGGGCAACTATTGTTGCAAGTACAGCTGGTAACAGCAATTTATTTTTTGCTGATGGGACAACAGGAGATGAACTATACAGAGGCTTTGTTCAATACGGACACGGCAATGATTCCCTAAGGTTGGGCACAGCAGCTACAGAGCGGATGCGTATTGACTCTAGTGGTAACTGCGGTATTGGTACTAGTAGTCCTAGCAATAAATTAACTGTTGTGGGTGGAGTTCAGCTACAAACAGGTACTTTTCCAGCTTCAGGCAATGGACTTGAATTAACTTTTACTTCTGCTAATACTGCATTTATTCAAGCATATGATAGAGGTACAGCTACTTGGAGAGATATTTCAACTGGTGGAGCTACCTTGCAATACTCTACTGGCGGCACAGAACGGATGCGTATTGACTCTAGTGGTAATTTGTTGGTTGGAACTACAACAGCATTACATAAACTTACTATAGTAGACACCAATCCTGTAACAGCAACATTTAAATCAGATTCAGCTAGCGGTTCAGGTTTTTACATTGATAACTCAGGTAGGGCTTCAGGTAAAAAATACGGCATTATTGTTGGCAATGTGGCTAATGGCGCATTGAGTATTAAAGATGAAACAGCAGGGGCTGAAAGGTTGGTTATCGACTCTAGTGGTAATTTGTTGGTTGGTACTACAGTTTATAACGATGCTTTTAAAGGAATTTTGCTTAGTAATAATGGTAGGCTTTATGCTATTGCAGATGGCGCACCATCATTAACAATTAATCGATTAACTAGCGATGGTGATTTAGTTGAATTTAAACAAGCTGGAACTGTAGAAGGCACAATTTCTGTATCAGGCACTACCGTTTCATACAACGGTGGACATTTATCTCGCTACGCACAGACAACCACAGCAAAAGACGAGTCATTAGTCAAGGGCACAGTATTATCTAACTTAGACGAAATGAATGTGTATGTAGATTCTGAAGGCAATCCAGTATCAAATGAACAGTTAAACAAAGTCAAAGTATCCGATGTAGAAGGCGATGGTAATGTAGCTGGTGTGTTTGTAAACTGGTCACACGATGAACAGCATAATGTTGATGAAATCAATATGGCTATGACAGGCGATATGATTATCCGCATTGCAGATGGTGTCGTAGTTCAAAAAGGTGACTTGCTAATGTCTGCTGGTGACGGCACTGCTAAACCACAAGGCGATGATATTGTTCGTTCTAAAACAATCGCTAAAGTAACTTCAAACTATGTAACTTGCACATACGCAGATGGTTCATACTGTGTACCTTGTGTACTAATGGCTTGCTAAAAGGAAAATAAAATGGAATTTACATGGAATGTAGTACAAACAGACTATAACACCTCAGACAAATTTATTACAACTGTTCATTACACAGTAAACGCTGTTGATGGTGATTACATCGCTTCTACTTACGGCACAGTAGGCTATACAGAGGAAGGTGCTTTTACTCCTTATAGCCAATTAACTGAGGCTGTAGTAGTCGGCTGGGTGCAAGAATCGCTTGGCAAGGACACAGTAGAAGAAGGTTTGGCAGCACAGATTGAAGCGCAAAAGAATCCAGTACAAGAATCAGGAGTTCCGTGGGTTACTTTAGAAGCACCAGTTTAAGGCAATCCACTAGCCTCTTTTAGTGGAATATTAAGGAAATAACATGGAAAACATAAAAAAAAACCAAGTTACGATTGACGATGTAGAGTACGCATTTGAAGATATGACACCAGAACAACAGGCTATGGTCAATCATTTAGTTGATTTAGACCGTAAGATTGGTTCTTCACAATTTAATCTTGACCAGCTTAATGTTGGAAAACAAGCATTTTTGTCTATGTTGCGTGATTCTTTGGCTAAAGTTGAAGTAGTACAGTAAGGATGAATATGGCGTTTGAAATCGACCCTGTTAAATATGGCGTACTTTGGCAAAAGGTCGAGGATTACGAGCGTAAGTTTGATTCTATGGAAAAGAAAATTGATGCTATGGACAGCGATGTTAAAAAACTTCTTGCTATGGCTGAACGCTCTAAGGGCAGTCTTTGGGCGTTAATGGGCGTTGCTTCCGTTGTTGGTGGCATGGTTACTTGGGTATCTGATGTATTTTTTAAACGATAAACCTTGCCAAAGCAACGCAGTTTTATGCCTGAAAAGTTAAATGCAAACGATACGCTGACTAAAGTATTGGCGTATGTAGATTCACCATTCAAGCTATTTGCCATTGTTTTGATGGCAGTTTTTGCATTTACGGGCTATCTTATTTATGACCACCGAGAGTTAATTGTTGGTACGTACAAGGAAAGCCAAAAGTTACCTAGTATTAACAAAGACAGAGTTGATGAAGTAGCGGTTCATTTGTTTAAAACGACCGATGCAGCTGTAGTAACGATATTTAAAGTTAATCCCTTGCTTGCCACTCGAATACAGTACCGTGCCTACACAACGAATGGTCGGGATAAAACAAACGATGGCTTAGATGTAGGGTTGTTTACTTCTAATCAAGCAAATAACCAAGATGTAGTAGCTTTAATGGCTGGCAATATACCTTGTGGTGAATATAAAACGGCCCAGTCAGAAATTGGCTTGTGGTATTTAGAAAAGGGTATGCGGTATGGTTGCAGAATTAGTGTGCCGCCTGACCCCAGTAAGTTTGTAGGGCAGATTACGGTTGGCTGGGAAAAACAACCCGCAGATTTAGAACAAACCAAAGCTATGCTTTTTATTGCAGCAACTATGTTATCGAGGAAAAAATAATGCTAGGACTAGAAACCATTGTTGGCGTAGGAATGAAGCTGATAGATAAGTTAATTCCTGACCCAGCCGCTAAAGCCCAAGCCCAATTAGAACTAGCCAAACTTGCCCAAGAAGGCAAACTGGCTGAAATACAGGCAGATACCGCAGAATCCCAAGAAGTAACCAAACGGGCGCAAGCGGATATGGCTAGTGATAGCTGGCTATCCAAGAACATACGCCCCATGACTTTAATCTTTATTCTTGGCGGTTATTTTGTATTTGCCATGATGTCTGCTTTTGGCAATAACGCTAATGAAAAGTATGTAGAACTGCTAGGCCAATGGGGGATGCTGGTCATGTCATTCTATTTTGGCGGCAGAACCCTTGAAAAAATCATGGACATGAAAGCTAAAAAAGATGCTTGAGTCTCAGTTACTTGCTCTAGGCATTGAAGGTAAGTGGTTAGAACCCCTTTTAGAGACTTTTGAGAAGTACGATATTTCTACCCCTAAGCGCCAGGCATACTTTATTGGTCAATGTATGCACGAATCAGGTGGCTTTAAACAGTTAAAAGAGAACTTAAATTATTCTGCTAGAGGTCTTATGGCTACTTGGCCTAGTCGTTTTCCTGACATGGACACCGCAGAAAAGTTTGAGCGTAACCCTGAAAAAATAGCCAACAAGGTCTATGCAGGTCGTATGGGCAACACCGAAGATGGTGACGGTGCAAAGTACATTGGCAGAGGACTTATTCAGCTTACCGGCAAAGAGAACTACGCTAACTGTGGAAATGCCATAGGAGTCGATTTAGTGGCTAATCCTGACCTTTTATCAACACCTAAGTATGCTGCCCTATCCGCAGGCTGGTTTTGGAATAGGAAGGGTTTAAATGCCCTTGCTGACGCAGATGACATTGACACCATAACAAAGCGGATTAACGGTGGATTAATCGGTCTTGCCGACAGAAAAGCCAAAGTTGAAATGGTGTCAAAGTATTTAGTCTAGTTACTTGGGTAAACCGCTTGCAATTCGGTTGGCTTTAAACAAGTAGTCATTGCGAATTGTAGACGGTGGCACAAAACCAAAAGCCTTCCATGTCTTTAAAACATCGCTACCTGATGAATACTTAAAAGTGCTTTTTGGTGCTATTGCAAATTTGTCATTTTCCATAGATTGCTCCACATTAATAGTAAATGAACCATCATTTTCCCTGTAAATCCCATAAAAAGGAATTGGATGGTCTAACTCAGATAATGTAAAAATTGCCATATTTCCTCCTAAACAGTTGATTTTTCAATAAAACGATTATTTGCTTGGTTAGTACGCCAAATATCAACTCTTAACTGAGCGCCAATAAGTTGAAATTTCAGCTTTTCTTCTACTTCTATTGCTTCTTTTAAACCTTTTAACAACTCCTGATATTCAGTCCTTGCGTAGGCATCACGCTCTTGTGCTGCCATTGTTTCTACGCCTACCATAAACGCTTCTTGCATAAGTAGGGCTTTCTTTGACTTTCTAAACTCCTCTAGGTATACCCTTTCTGCTTTCGCTTTGGCAAATAATCCTGAGTTTTTAAGTAAAAAATCTACTGCTTTGTTTGGGTCAATATCTTCCATCACTTCTCCTTATCCGAACAACAATCCTTGGGTTTCTACCTTATCGCCTGAGTCGTATTTCTGCGAATCACCTTTAGGGTAGGGTTCTACTGCGTATTTCAATAAAGTATTCATGGTTTTCTTTTGGCGCTTATCCCCATGAAAATAGATGTATCTATGCTTTCTACTGCGCTCCGTATAATAAAAATCATCTCCGTACTTTTCCTTAATAGATTCCAAGGTCATACCATCTGATAGGGTCTTAGAGTGTTTATGTTCTAAACCCTTGACAGTCCAATCCACTCGGTTAGCAGAAAGCCCTGTATAGAGGAAATTGGTAGCTTGATAGACATACCCTACATGACCCTTTCCAGTATCAGCATAGGACACTACTATGGTCGGTTTTGGCAGTAATTTTATGGAGTTAGCCACTAGAAAACTAGCCTGATTCTTAGTGTTATCCATCAAACAAACCCTGTTTAGTTCCAAAACCTTATCTGAGTATTCTTTGCCACAAATCCCCATACATAGGCTTGGACTAGCTGGTATGCCATAAGTGCAAACGCCAACCAACTGGTTGTCCTCATAAAGACCAAAGGCAAACATAATCTGCGGAATCCGCTTGGCATAATGCTTATTTAGCAACCAAGGGTAACTTTCCTCATTTTTGATGGGTAGGACTAGCACTACATCTCCAAAAAGTTAGTGATGCCCATGCCATATTCTTCAGTAAATAGTTGGCTACGCCTGTCATACCAAAAGCCTAAAGTACCTTCCCATTCGCCATTTCTTTGCTTGGCACACACTAAAAAGGTATCAGGCTTGGTATTGTCAGGAAGCATATTGACTTCTGTTTCCTTTTCTTTTTTGCGATTTCTTGCAATTAGGAACACATTGTCTACAAGGTCGGTAATGATTCCTGACCCTTTAATGTCCTTTTTCTCTGCAATCCTATCGCCTTCCCCTGATTTTCTAAGGTGGTGGACTAGGTGAATATGAAGTTGGGTTTCTTTGGCTACATCACATAGGGCATCTACAAAGTCTTTTTGTCCGTTGTAGTCATCTTCTCCTCTTACGCACTTCATCATAGAGTCAATAATTAGGTGCTGAATACCCAATTCTTTAGCAGCGTACCGACACAGCGCAACGGCCTCCCAAGGCTCTAAACGACCAACATGGTCATACAGGTATGCCCTATCTATTTTCCAAGCTGAAAAGGCCTCTATATCGCTTCTAAGGGGCATTGGTTTGCCAGTAAACTGTCTTGTCATACGAGCAATGGTTTTATAGGGCTGCATTTCTAGACTTGCAGTAAGTACTTTTTTGTCCTGAGCAAGTAACCCTAATTTCAGTTGGCCTAAAAGCATTGACTTACCTGAACCGTTTTCACCAGCCCAAATACTGACCTCAGACTTTCTTAGCCCGATAAGCTGGTCTGTCTTTTTAAAAGGCAGTTTGTCACCGTCTATGCCGTATTGCCGAGTCTCAAAGTACTCGATTACCTCATCCTCATACTCCGACTTTTCGCCAACACGATTGCGTATGTTCATGTTTTCAGCATAGGCAGATAAATCAACATGGTTGGTTATTTGCAAAATATCTCTCCTTGTGAATCCATAGCAAGCAAAAAGCTAGGTTTTGCATTAATTATCTCTGCATACCACTTGGCGAATACCTCATCCTTACCGCTTTTATGGATAAGCTGTACCCGTTTTCCTTGCAGAATTGCCATGTCGTTAGGCTTAGGCCTTGAGTTTTGGGTATACACCATCGGTATATCGCCTTGGTCTTTACCATCAAACCAAGATGGATTCTTGCCAACAACAACGATTACATCCTTTGTTTCTTCAGTAATTGAAAATTGACCAATCATATAAATTTCACTTTCTCCACTTGTTGAACAGCACTTGTCTTTTGGTTACGAATCCAATTACGCCAGGTTGCAGTCCAATCCAACTTAACTCCCTTAGAACCAGCAACAGATACCCAATAATCCCTAAATCCATCAAAGACCACAGAAGGGTTTAAGTCACTACGCTCTTTCCTGCAAAACAAAACCCATTCTTCAGGTATTGCAATCAAGTCAAATCTAGTACCCTTGGTAGCTTTAGCTACACCAATACTGGTTAATGGTTTATGGTTAGTGGTTAGGGTTATTTGTGGGTTATTTTTGAAAACCGTTTGGGTTATTTGTGGGTTATTGTCTAAGTCATTGATTTTCTTAGGCCTTCCACCGAGTTTTCCTACTTTCTGGTTAATTTCTGCCTTGTGATGGTACTTTTGTATCTCATCATCACACCTTAAATGATGCCAACCATCTTCTTGCAAAACAAAAAACTCTTGTAGCACTAACCCAACGGTTTCCTTTTGAGAACCCAAGCGTAACCGTCTGATAACCGACTGGGTTTCCAATGGGATAGGGCTTTCTGTATCGTAGTAAAAGTTGATTAGCTTGAAATACACAGCTTCTTCCTCAAGACTAAGATGGCTAGTAGCTAAGTGCCAATCTGCTATGTTGAACTTGTAATAGTGCATATCAGTCCTTTTTAAATAGGTCTGGTCGTAGCTGTTCTCTTGTTAAACGAAGCTCTGTAAGCTGCTCAATTTTTGATAAGTATTTCAATGGAATCTTCTGAATCCCCCATAAATACACAGTTCCAGGCTTCAAATCTAGCTTTTCAGCCAAATCCTTTAAGCTACCAAATTCAATCTTTAATAAATCCATCGGGTTCATTTACATCTCCTTTTGTTGGAATATACCATCTTTTAGAATAGTTGGTAAATATTTTATACTAGGGAAAGCACTTAGATAAAAAAATCAAAAAAACTATTGTTAATCTATTATTTCATGTATAGTGGAGTCTAGTTCAACAAGTGATGAAGGGAAAGAAAGATGGGAATGTCTAAACATGATGCGTATTACGAGCCAACCGATTACGATGACCGTTCTGATGAAATTGAGGAGCGTACATGGCAGTTAATGAAACCTGGTGCTGAGTACGATTACAGAACAACTCAAGCAATAACAGAAGCTCTGGGTGACTTAGATACAGAAAAAGCCGATGCTTTACAAGCAATCATTGATACCCAAGACTATGAGCAAATTGGTCGTAAGGTAATGATGATGGCATTAGATTACATGGAGCGATATGCCAAAGATGCAGCAGAAAACGAAATCAACGACTAAGGAACAAGTGATGACCACATATAACGAAATACGCAAGATTAATGTAAACGAGCATACAGACAAAAAAGGTAAATTTACTTACTTGTCATGGGCATGGGCAGTAGACCAGCTCCTACAGATTGACCCATCCGCTACCTGGGACTACCAAGCCCCTATGCAGTTTGGCGATACTTTGATGGTGTTCTGCTCTGTTACCGCTTTTGGTAAAACCATGACTTCCCAGCTACCTGTTCTAAACCACCAAAACAAAGCTATATCCAACCCTAACGCTATGGATGTCAATACGGCTATGCAACGCTGCCTAGCCAAAGCCATTGCTTTACATGGCCTAGGTTTATACATTTATGCCGGTGAAGATGTGCCTGACGAGCCAACACCTGATTTAACAGCAGATGCTACTTTATGGGTAGATTCAATAAACGGTTGCAAAACCATTGATGAACTTAAAGCCACATACGGCAAAGCCTACGCAGCTATAGCTAAAGACAAAAATGCAGTCCAAATTATTGCTAATGCTAAAGACCTAAAGAAAGTGGAATTAACATGATTGAACAAGGCACACCCGAATGGCATGAGCTTCGTAGGGGCAAAGTAACCGCTTCTAGGGTAGCTGACATCCTTTCGAGGACAAAGACTGGCCCTTCAGCTAGTAGGCAAAACTATCTGATTGAGCTTGCCTTACAACGAACTACAAAGGCCATAGAACCATCATATACCAATGCAGCAATGGAATGGGGAACACAAACCGAACCCCAGGCTAGGGTGGCATACGAGGTCAAAACAGGTAACTTTGTAGACCAAGTGGCTTTTATTGACCATCCTACGATTAAATGGTTTGGATGTTCACCTGATGGTTTGGTTGGTGAAAATCTTATTGAAATCAAATGTCCTAACTCTGCAACGCATTGGGAGTACTTTAAGGCCAAAGAACCACCTAAGAAGTACTTTATTCAAATGCAGGCTCAAATGGCGGTGACAGGGGCTAAATGGTGCGACTTTGTATCTTTTGACCCTAGGATGCCGGAACGCAGTCAGCTTTTGATAGTCAATGTACCTAGAGACCCTGAGTTTATTTTGTATATGGAAGCAGAAGTACAACTTTTTTTAAATGAAGTAGCAGCAGAAATAACCTTAATGGAGAATCAATAATGGCAATTCAATATTTTGTAAAAGCAGCAGTATCGGAATACGAAGATAAAGCCGATGGCAAGATGAAAAAACGCTATCAGAGCATTGGCGTAATCATGGAAACGAAACACGGTCTTATGCTTAAAATTGAGACTTTACCGTTGTTTGCCTTAAAAGATGGTGGTTTATTGGCTTATCTAAACCCACCTGAAGATAAAGCAATCCCCACACAACAGGTATCTAAGTCGTTTGTAGATGATTCAGCACCATTTTAAACAACGGGGCGAAAGCGGATGCTAGACCATAGGCGTAAGGTTGTTATACAGCCGCCATGTATGCGTATAACAGAGTAGCAATAGTGCAGCGAGTAGCCCCACCCAACAGGAGTAAGTGATGAAAGAACTGATTATTTTTTTAGTAGGATTTGTAATTGGCGGTTGGGCGCAGGTATCAGAAGCTCAAACCTATGTCATAACCAACCCACAAGGCTACAACAAGGGAACGGTACAAGTCCAAGGCAACCAGGCGCAGGTTGTAAACAATGCAGGGTTTATAACGCAATCCTTAACGGTTTACCCTACCCAGGTTGTTACACCACAAAGTTACGCCATTGGAACTCCTAGCTATACAGTCCCATCAACACCTATGTCACCCCCATCCCCAAGGGTGCTGCAATGATTGAAACCGTAATGATTGTGTTTGCCATTGGTGTATTTGCTATATTTTTAGTTTTAATGGTACTTGCTGCCGCACTTCTTTATTGGACAGAACAATGACATTTTTAGTCGCTAACATACCCCCCGTTAAATGCTTTGTGCGTAAAGAGTACCTTTACAACCAAGAAAAAGGACACGGTGAATTAGAACCTTGTGTATGGATGACCGCCAAAGCAATTAAAGGCCAAGCGTTTCGTATTGAATCCATGCTGACTAACTACGGTGCGCTGTACGACAAACTTCCTATAAGTGCGTATGTATGGAAACCAGTAACATATATGTTACCTTTGGATTATTTGCAGATATGGGATTGCTTGTCTTACGACATGGCGGTAATTGAGAAATCAAACCTGCGTGGG